AATACATCCCTTAATCCTAAGATCTCCATATAATAGATCTTAATATGTTTGGTGATCTCTTTCATCATTGCCACCGCACATTCTTCCATATGAATAATCGGTTTACCCTCTTGTTCCGATACAGTGTTAATATCTCCACTGCTTTCTTCTATACGTGGAAACTCATACTTTGGATAGATCTCTCTATAAAATACTTCCTTGTGCCGTGCATGATCTTCCATCTCTCCAACATATACACTGGTTGGAAATATATTGTGCAACTGATAATTTACCACTTCTTTAATGGGCACTTTGCTGCTCTTAATGCAGTCTTATTCATCATAAAACATCCACACTCCCTACATCTCTTCCTACCATGTTCAAAACTGGGACATGCTTGGCATATATCATACCTACGTTGTTGTTCAAATTGTTCTGCAAATATATTCTGCCCAGCAAAAATGTCCCCTCCGACATCCTTCATTAAATCAACTAAATTCCTTCCCTGTTCTGCCAATCCTGGCATCTCTTTCTTCTCTTCATTCTGCGACATTGAACCACCCCGTTACAACATACTTCATTCCTTCTGTAACCAGTCCACCCCTATGTGCATGAGTCATTCCTGCTGGCCATAATAATAATGTTCCCCTCTTTGGTGTTATCCTCTTGTGATAATACAGGAACTCAGTCTCTCCTCCCTCAAAATCATCATTCAAATAAAACATCCATACAACCTTTCTGGAAGCATGTACTAATGTTGAATTCTCATCGTGCCATACATGATAACCTCCACCAGCAGGTGTCTTTTGTATCTTTTGTGTGGTCGAATACATTGCAATCTTTGCCAGATGCCCGTACTTATGAGTGTATTGACTCAAACAACTCATCAATACATCATTCAAATCACGTTCTGGCATGTCTACCATTGTGCCTGACATATGTGATAAATCAAGTGCCCAATCAAATCGTCCCGCAATCGTATTTTCAAATTGATCGTTCTCACACCATACTGCATTGGTTTGGTGATAGTGATCAAATGCCTCAATAATTACATTGCAAAACTCGGGACTTAAAGCATTATCATAAATGCCAATAAAATCCTCATAACGACCAGGAATCTCTCCCTGATTCTCTTCATTCTTTGTTGAGTTTTCTTTTAATGTCTGCATAGGTTGTTACCTTAAAACTTTCAAAATGCTGTTCCCATTTCTTTATCGGACAACTTTCCAAGGGTTCTATTGCCTTACTATCAACTGGACATCCACATAATTTACATGATCTTCTAACTTCGGTATCATATGTAGGATCTTCATCCTGAATAAACCATTCACAACTCTCACATATTTTGATGCGCCTTTCCTCTTCAGGAGTTAGACACCACCCACATACAGAATCTTCATCAGAACTCCAAACTTTGAAGCAATCAAATACATGTCGAATAATTTCTTCTTCAGTCATAATTGTATTCTCACAATTTAATCATAGCATAATAATTTATATTGTCAATATCAGGTCGGTCCTTTGTTATTACTGGTATTTGTTAGATAAACTTGTGATTTTGTTGGTGTGAACAATGCATATCCTGCGGCACCACCAGCACCAGTTCTATTGTTATTATTACCACCAGCAGCACCAAATCCACCACCAGATTTTCCAGAGGTTCCATTATTTGGTGCCCTTCCGCTATTATAAGCAGTTGGATTAGGTCCAATAGTGCAATTAGAATTAGTCTTAGAACCTCCAGCACTGCCAGCACCAGCAGGTCCATTAGCGCCTTTACCTTGTCCTCCTCCACCACCAGCACCACCGCTGGGAGTATTGCCAGTATATCTGTGCCTGTATTTACATCTTTTCGTCACATTCTTATAACATCCCATATCTCCCGCATTTCCCCTGAATCTATCACTACCACGACATCTCTTTCTTCCACCACTTCCATTACATGATGTTCCTCTCCATCCACCACCTGCCATGTGATTTGGTTGTCCATTTACACCATATTCAAGTTTATTAGAATCACAATGAGAAGATGAATTATTATTACAGGAATCTTTAGAACGAATTGTGGCACCTGTATTAAAGGTATTCCCATCAGAAGTGGTAAAAAATTGACATTGTTTGGGATTTCCATTATTTCCAGCTCTTCCTCCTTCTCCTCCTCCACCACCACCAAATATTCTTCCACTATTGGTATTAACCCTAATGATTGCACTTGCGCCACCTCTATTTGAAACTTGCCTCACATACATGGCAGTTCCACCAGCATTTCCATTGGTCTGATTGGTAGTTCCACCTTGTCCACCATGACCAAAAACACCGGTGACATTATTAAAGTTATTAGTATCTCCAGTTGCAGTATCAACATCAATATTCAAATTATATGCTTCAGCATCAAAATGCAATGCAGAACCGGTTTTATGATTATATCCAGAATAAGATTGTCCTGTTGGTGCGGTTCCACTCGTCAATCTTCCATTGATATTTGCAATTTTAGGAACGTTTTTATTCAGATTACTATTCCAACTTTGACCATCAAGGTCTAAAGATACACTATGATTAGACTGTGTAATGACATACTCTTTTATAACACCCTGGTTACTTTGCCCTCTGAAATCACTGAAACTAATTGGACCTGAAGTTGCAACTGTTGCGTTCTCAGTTGCATCAGGAACAAATACATTGTTATTATTGAAATCAAAATCATTCCTCGTTAGATCTTTATCTGTTTTCCTATAAAAAGAACTAAAAGGAACTGAGCTACCTTGAGGTGCCTCAAACCATCCAGCAATACTGTTATTAGCATCACCAGATCCACCACTCAATTTAATGGGATTATTTCCACCAAGTGCTTTCTGTGTATTAACGTTAACAGACATTTATCAACGGACTTTTTTTTATTTATCAACCAAAGTATACTTGATTGCAATAGTAAAGCGATGATGATCTCTAAATGATGTTGCTCTATGCAATAAAGCGGCGTCAAACATTACCATTCTATTTGGTATTGGTGGAACACCTTTAATAAAATCAGTATCATATATTTGAGTTTCTCCACCATCATCAGGTTTCCATTCCATATTCGGATAATACAAGAATGTCAATTCACCTTCATCACCATCAGTATGAAAATATGCAATCTCTCTTGGTCCAAAACAATTTACATACATCCGATAAAGTGTATACTTATCAGCATCAGGACCCATTGATTGTTCAATCCTTCTTTCAATCAATGGATATATTTCTTCTGTTGGTGGTATATCATGAATCAACCCAGTTGGAGGTGTTTCTGCATTATCAACCTCACCATAGTTATAAGAACAATTTTCACAATAAGTCAGTATAAACTGATGTTGGCGTTCGGTAAAATAATTATCAGATACATTAACTTGGTTCATTTTCTTCTATCTCATCTCCAAATTTAGTTATTTTAACATTAAATGAAATTGTTATTCTTGGATACTCTGGTGTTGGTAATCCTGCTTTAACTTCATGTTCCAAGTATGAAGGAAACATTACTAAATCACCTTCTTTGGCGTTTACATGAAATTTATCGGAATAACCAGAAAATCCTGTTATTTCATGTGAACCCGATCTTACTAATTTTAGAGGATCGTCAAATGTTAGTGGTGAATGTATTTCAGAATTATAACTCAAAAAATGAACACATGCATAATGATTTGGATCATTATAACTACCAAAATGTGTATGTGATTCTTGATACTCTTGATCTATGTAATAATTATACCATATATCTTTGATCTCACATTCAAAAGATGTATTAAAAAATGCCCCCATTACTTTAATATACTGATCTTTTATTTCGTTATTTGGTCCATCTTTTGATATAATACTTTCATTAAATTCATCATCCTCAAATGACGTAATTAATTTATTGGTCAACCATCCATCAGGTGGATTATCATGTTTACCTGATGATTTTTTTATCATTGGGTATACTAATTCCTGTATTCTACTATTATCTCCCACAGAACTTTGAAATATTGATACAGGGAATAAAGGAATTCGATATCTACTCATTGTGGATCACTATAACAATGCTGTTGTGATTTATATTCATTAATCATAAACGCTTTTCCGACTCTTCACATAAGACAAATCCTTCCACTGATGAGGGAAACAACAAAGCAAAGTATGAATATACTTGTGTTTCTCTTCTCTGGTATACTCACAATTAGGTTTAGGTTTTACTCCAGTCTCAATCGTAATATAAGCACTATCAACAAAGTATATCCATCCTTCATGTATGATACCGTGATGATTCCATATTACATAATCATTGATCTTTGGAGTATAGGTCATGAATACAATATTGCTTCTAATGAATTTAGGTTTAGCTGCATTGCAGTATATGGAGTTGTTTTATTTACATCTACCTTACTTCCAACTTTTTTTGAATTGATTGGTGCATAGTATTCCCCTCTTTTTGGTTTGTAGAATCCCCAGATACAACGAATGTCATTACCATCATTGTAAACAAACCCAGGGTTACATACAGTCCAAATTGCAACAGTAGAAGCGTCCTTCTGAATGACTTGATATCTGTATCCTGTTGGTGGTTCATGGTGAAAATCTGGGGGTAGTTCAATCATTATCAGGAACTGCTTTAATCCTATCGGGACTAATACCTTCATTCAAAAGATAGTTGATTCTATCTGTTGCAACTTCTTTGGTTAGTTTTTTAAACTCATCTCCAGGAACTTCCCACCCAGTCGTGGTAAATTCCATTACTTTGTATAGTTTTTCCATTAGGTAGTAAATGCCTCAACAACACGGGATGTTTCTTCTGCAATGACAGCAACTTTCGGTGCTCTTTTTACTTGTGTAATGATATTTGAATCATATTTACTGTCAAGGTCATCACGCCAATCAAGTAGAACATCGTGACACTCATGGTCATCTTCTGCAACTACTGCGACCATTCCACCATACTCAGATGAAGGGAAAGGAACCCAGTATTCAACCAGATAAAGATTCTTCATTGCTCCTTTTGTTTTTCCTTAGTAATATTAGCAGAATCATTTAGATTAGTCAACTGTCGCTGTAGTTCATAATAAACTGGATTTAGATGCATGTAAATGAATTGTTTGTGTTCATTGTTCGCTGTCAGTTCAATAATGTTTTCTACCTGCTGAAGTGCTGATAATACATCATCTTTTATTACTTTCGGTTCAATTTCTTCCCCCATTAGAGAAATTCATTCATGAAGTAATCAACAGTAACTTCCATCTTAGCAGCAGTATTCTCAACAAATTGATCTACAATTTCTGGCGCATCCTCTTTGACGATTGCATACCATTGATACCACAATTCAGGATTAGTAGCAGGAGTTACTGAAGTAGACATGTTGTCAATCCAAGTGGTGTATTCAGAAGGAAGGTTCGCAGATTTGGTCATCTTTTGTTTCACAGATTGAGGTGTCCATGCCATCGTAGATGGTCTTTAATCGGTCGTAAAGTGAAGGAGCACTACCGTATGCTTTTGCAATACGATGTTCATCAGCATAATCTAATAGTTGTAGAGCAGAGAGTAAAACTCCAATTTCTTGAACATTGAGTGCTACCTGCTTTTCGTGAGTCATTCCAATTACTTTGAACTCTACAACACTAATTATATCACATCGTCTCTAAATCATATTGTGCCTGCAAGTGCATCAGGGTTTTAAGATTTTCAATTGCTGTCTGCATTGCTAATCGGGAATAACCTGTTGCATAGGGGTAACCCTGTTTCTCTGGATTCTTCGGTGCTGTATAACAAACATTAACAGCATCTTCAAGTCCTTCAATGATTGTTTCAAGGTCAAAATTGCTGATTTTATTCATGGACATTAAGAAGATCCTCTTGTTGTTGGCGAAGAAAAGAGATGAATTCGTTGATTTCTGTTACTTCTTGGAGAAGTTTCAACTTACGCTTAGACAATTCAATGATACTTTTGTCAAGTTCACCAATATGCATATCACGTTGAGATGTAATATTTTTCAAATCAGTGCCTCCATCTTGATACCTTTCTCAGCAAATGCATCAGCAACCATACCACACAAGGAAGTTACTTCAAAGTCACTCAGTTCCCACAATTCACCAGCAACCTCAATCATTTCCTGAATGTTTTCGGAAACACTCATCATTGCAGTAATTTGTTCTTGATTCATTTCAATATTGTTGGATATTTCGTTTTCCCAGAAGTCAACCCAATCAGCAGAAGTAGCAGTGATCATGAGAAAAGTGAAAAAATGATAATGATAACAGGAAGAACGTATAACATCAGCAATAGAGAGGTCTATACTCATCAGCAGGCATTTTCTCAATGTTGTAATCAGTAACCTCAGCACCTTTAGCAATACGGGATGCCCACTCATGCTTGGCATCAATCATACCAATTGTGCTATATGATTTCATACCATTGGCACGGAAAGTAACACGTTTGTTGAAACGTTTGACAACAACTTTCATACCTTTATTCCCATCTGCCTCAGCGATCAAAGCTTCAGGGAAAAAATCAACGATAACGGTAGAGTTGGTCAGTTGCATGGGGTGTGTTCCCTTGATTACTTTGTAATTATAGCAGTGTGGGGGTGCCCTGTGGAGGTTTGGTGGTCACCTTACCCACTGGCACACCCAGTCTTTATTTCTTTTCTCTTTCAAGTGTAAGATTAGGTGCAAAGAATATCTCCACACCACCATCTTGAGGATCTTTACGATCAACAATCCATTCCTGATAACACGCAATAGCATCAAAATTGCGGTTATCTGCGGCACAAGTTGTCATTGCTTTGAAGTAAGTCTCTGCCATAGCATCAATCATTTCATCATGATCATTGGTGTTGTTGAACTTGAACAGATCGGAAGTAGTGTTGAACATTGTTAGTTAGTGACGTAAGTTTGTGCGATAGCGTCAGACTTAAAACGTCTGCATAACTTAAACAATAGTTTCAAATCATCTGCAATCACATAACGGAACGAGTCGGATTCAATAATAAACTTGCCATCTTCTAACCACACTTGAGGAAGTTGTTTCTTGTAGATTGGGAAGTCAATTGGCATGATTCAGGAAAAAAGAGGAGTTACAGTGTGGCGCTTGCAATCACGATTGCCAACATACTTATCAACCCACCGAACTAATCGGTCATTCTGTGCCATAATACCCTTATGTGTTGTGGGTTTGGTTGGCATCGTGCGGTTGAAGTCTTCAACATTACCGTCACCATACTCAATGCGAATGTTGTAAGTTGCTGTTGTAGTTTTCATCACCAGATTTCTGTCCAGCGTTTGTGGTTTACTTTAGTGATTCTGCCCTCTGCAAGCATGTTGTCACAGACTCGGCAGAAAACTTCAAATTTTTGTTCACGAGTGAGAGTGTCCGAATCAGTGCAGTTGGCCATGATTCTGATCATTCGTGCTTTGTTCCTGATCATTGCTCCCTCTTGATTACTTTGTAATTATACTGCCCTCAGGCGGTTCAGGAACGCTTACTGTGCCACTTTTCCATCCGACACACCAAAAGTATCACTCATATACCAATCATATAACCTTACTTCTTCCTCTCTTGCCTCAATTTCGTGTGGTTGATTCTCATAGTCCCAATTTTCCACGGGTTCTTGTGAATAACACAATTTTCCACTGCGAAAGCGCAGAGAACCATCTACCCATTGCTTCAGATGCGTCAGTTCGTGCAAAAGAGTTTTTATATACAACTCCTTACACATATCAGTCTGAAGTTCAATCATAAAATGACGGGGACGATAGTTATGACCCATAACATCACAATACCCCAGTACATTTTCACGTATCAATCCACGGTGAATGATATCCACATCAATTTTGTGGCGTGGAAAAAAGTTATTCAAAAACCAAGAGGTAACATCCTCACAGATGATCTTAGAATAACCGTATCCAGAATGATAGATGTGAGACATTGACCCCAATGTAGAAACCAAATAAACGATGATACAAATAAAAGTTTTTCTTTTGATGTCATGCTGGTGTTACGTTCCAATCATCTGTCGGAACCATTGTGTTGATTACGTGCTCAACATTTTCAATCCCATAAACTACAACCTGCTGAGTTGAAATGTAACCACTTTTCTTCTCACGTTTCCACGAAACAACCCATCGATCACAAGATACATTCATACCCAATTCTCCATAAATTCTTCAAGAGTATATCCCTCTCCAGTTGATGTTTCTTCAATCAATTGCTCGATTGTAAGTTCTTCCATCTCTTTACGATATTCTTCTGGTGTTGGATCTTGTGGATCATAATCATCATGGCAGAGATAGTCCCACTCTGCCACAAGTGCATCAACTAATTGTGCTTTAGTGTAATCCATAATCAGCGAACATAAAGATAAGAACCTGCCCAATCTGCGTTTTCCAGCAACCACTCACGTTGCTCAATCAATCGCAGATCAAAACGAACACCTTTAGCAGGTGATTTGTATGATGCTGATTTGTAAACTTCACCAGTCTTCTTGTCAATGAAGGCATGAACTGATTCGGTCTGACCATCTACACATTGCATCACTTTGTGATACTTACGACCAGAGATTAGTGCGTAAGAATAGTTGCGACCATTTGGATGTTGACGTTGATAGTTTTGCTGAAGAGCATCACATAACATCAAAGAATACTTAGTAACATTCAACTGATTGGTATTGCGTGCATCCTGTTGAGCAACGTAATCAGTGAAAGTGGAAGTCATGGTGGTTTCCTTTGTATGAATGTATTATAGAGCATTCTGAGAGGGTTTCAGGATGCTGTGTGACACTAGATCAATTGTCCATCTGTTTCATTAGTGCTCGCAGTTCCTCTTCAAGTTGT